GCTTCGGATGCCGAGCAGGTCACGCAGAAGCGTGATGGCGACGTGCTTGAGGCACGGTCCACGAGCCGCCGAATCAAGACGGTCGAGGATCTGCTGCGGCACATCGAGGCAGACCTTGAGCGCTACGAGGTGGTGAGCAGCGAGGCGACTAAGTGGGAGGTTGGCACCAGCGACGGCGACGGCGGCACGACGGTCACGGAACTGCATCGCGTGTTCGTGCGGCTTGCGCCCAAGGCGGGACCATCCACACGCGAGATCGTGGAGGCGATGATCGCGGGCGCGTCTGCTGACTTCAAGCGCCCCGCGGCCACCAAGCAAAAGGCGGTCAAATCAGACGCCTATGCTGTCTTGGTCGTGGCGGATGTCCACATGGGCAAATTCTGCTGGAAACGAGGCACTGGCCACGACGACTATGACATCGCCATAGCTTCCGCCAGGCTCGCTGATGCGTCTGGCCAACTGCTTGACGTATGTCAAACGCACAAGCCAGCCCGCATTTTGGTGGCGTACATCGGCGACCTGTTTCACGCAGACACGCCAGGACTGACGACGACCGGCGGAACGCCACTTGCAGGCAGCACAGATGGACGTCTGCAAAAGATGATTGGCGAGGGCTGCGATGCACTCTTGGCAATTACGGAGCGGGCCGCCGGAATCGCTCCTACCGACGCCCTGGTCGTCAACGGCAACCACGACGAGACGCTGTCGTGGGCATATCAACGCATCATGCAGGAGCGTTTCCGCAACGACCGCCGAGTGACTGTGTCGGGTGCGTTCACTGGCCGGCAATACATGCGATGCGGTCGCAACCTGCTCGGCTTCGCGCACGGGCACAAGGCAAAGAAAAAATTGCCACAGCTGATGGCCCTCGAGCAGGCCGCGGCGTGGAGCGAGTGCCCGTACCGCGAATGGCACACGGGCCACCTGCACCACCAGGCGGCAGAGTGGTCACGCCCCATTGAGACGATTGATGGAGTGCTCGTGCGTATCGCGCCGTCGCTGTCGCCGCCGGATGATTACCACGCGGTAAACGGCTGGGTTGGCCAGCGCGAGGCGATGGAAGCGTTCATCTATGACGCACGCGGCGGACTCACGGCGATGCACGTCGCCGGCCCGAGGCTGGACTGATGCAGTACGAATTAGATGACGAGTACCTGGAGGACGCGCGGCGTCGTGCGTATCGGTTCCAGGGCCAGTGGTGCGGCACATCGGGCTCGCTCGCCGCAGACGTCGCCAGATTGCTCAAGGAGAGGACACGCATGACAGAGATGATTGCCACGCTTGAGGACGCCAACGCCAAGCTGCGGGCCGCTGTGGGAGAGCGCTTGGCTGGCACGCCGAGCGATGACCCGAAAATGGTGGGCTATGAGCCGACCGATTCGTGCTGCGACGGTGGCAAGTGCCACGCCAAGCCGGAGGAGCCGCCGCAGGAGATCCCCACTGATTGGATTCTCCAGGGGCAGCGTGAGATGGACGCGCACAAGGATGACATCAGGTGGACGGGCGACAGCATCCTGGCCGAGAAGGCAGACGTCACGCCTGCTGAAAAGCTGTTGATGGACGCGCTGGACGTCGTGCGCGATCGTCGCCCGAAGTACGGCGGCCCGCGTCATCATTTCCGCCGCACTGTTGGCATGATAAACGCAGCCTTCGCTGACGTTCTCAATCGACCGCTGACAGAAAGCGATTGGGCAATCTTCATGACGTTTGACAAGGTGGCTCGTTTCCTCGGTCCAAACAAAACAGCAGACGGGCCAATTGACCTTGCTGGGTACGCTGCCTGCCTCGCCGAGTGTGAGTCGGCAGAGCCGGTCTAGTTCCCCGCCCCGCCGCCCTAGTCTGGCGGCATGGTATCTGACGCACCTGTCGCCGCCGCGGAGCCGTTCCTTTCGCTCGAAGAGCAGCTGCGTGCATTCGTCGCCACGGCGAAGATCAAGGCGCACGACGGCCTGACGGTTGCCGAGCTGTCGGAGCTCATCGTCGCCGTGATGAGGCTGGCGATAGCCACGGTCGATTCCATTCCCGTGGACGGTGCCGCTCGAAAGGTGTTCGTGCTGAACGCTGTGGCGTTCGTGTTCGACGCCCTAGCCGACAAGGTCGTGCCGCTGACTGCGTGGCCGCTGTGGTACGTGCTGCGTCCTACCGTCCGCATCATCGTGCTGGCTGCCGCCAGCGGTGCCGTTGAGGTTCTTCTTCCGCTCGTGAGGTCTGCGTGATCACAGCCGCCTTGATTGCCGCCGCCGTCGTGCTGTTCGCGGGCACCGAGTCAATTGAGAAGGTGCGGGCGTGGGTGGCCCAGCACCTCGGGCAGATTGACCGCAAGAAGGCTGCCGCCGTCGTGCTGCTAGTCGCCGCGGCGGCTTATGCGTACCGCCCTGCGAGCAACGAGCCGTCCCCCCCGGCCCCGATGCCTCCTGATGCGTTCTCGCTGCGTGGCAAGTTTTCCGGTCCGACCGCGGCGGACGACGCCGCGATGCTGTCCGCACTGCTCTCCGAGCTCGCAGACTGCATTGAGCGTGACGGCACCGTTGGAGAGCCGCGGCTTCGCACAGGCGTGGCGTTTGACGATCTGCGAGTTGCCGCCCGTGAAGCACGGATGCGTGGCGAATCGCTGGGGGCACGGCAGCCGCACGTCAGGGATGCCATCCACAGGTTTCTGGACGACGCCGTTGGCACCTCGGGTGGTCCCGTGACGCCCGAGAGTCGAGCCGCGTGGGTAAGCGCCTACCGCGATCTCTCCGTGGCTGCTGCGGAGGCGGTGCGGTGAGCAAGGCGGCACAGTGGTCATGGAGTGCGGTGGCCTTTGTGATCGTGATGGCGATCCTTGGGGCGCTCGTGGACCGGGCGACGCGCAAGGCGGTCGACGCAATTGACGGTAACTACGGTTACACGCCAGATCCCGAGGGCACCAAGCAATTCCTCCGCGAACTTGACCAGCCGCTATTTTCCGACGCCGCCCGCGAAGTCATCAACAACGCGAAGGTCCGCGACACATTCCTGTACCGCTACGCGGACAAGGCTCACCGCCAGGTCTACGGGAAGCCGTTCGGCCCTTGGAAGCAGGGCATAGGCGACTGCGTGAGCTTTGGGTGGGCGATGGGGAGCTACGTCGGGCAATGCACCTCGTGGGCCAATGGCGAATTGCCAGACCCGCCCAAGCTCGTCGCCACCGAGCCGCTCTACTCTGGCTCGAGGACGGCGGGAAGATTGCCTCCCGTCACGCAAGCCGGGTTTTCGGACGGCAGCTATGGCGGTGCCGCAGCGCGATGGGTGTCTGGCAAGTGCAAAGACAAGACCGTTGGTGGCATCCTGTTCCGCGAGCAATATCCTGGCGCGGACCTGACGACGTACAGCCCGCAGCGTGCCAAGGAATGGGGGAATGTGCTTTGCGGAGGCGGACAGGTCGGGCTCTCGCTTGCGAGGCTCGCCAACAAACACACCGCCAAGAACGTCGCCCTTGTGCGGTCGTTTGACGAGGCTGCCGCCAGCATTGAGAGCGGCTACCCGGTGCCTGTGTGCAGCGGCGTCGGCTTTTCGTCGCAGCGTGACGCCGATGGATTCTCTCCGCGGCAGGGCAGCTGGGCGCATTGCATGTGCTTCATCGCTGTCCGCTATGCCAAGAACGAAGGCAAGCGTGATGGCCTGCTGTGTATCAATTCGTGGGGCTTGTTCAATGCAGGCCCGAAGTGGCCGGCGGATCAGCCTGACGGCTCGTTCTGGGTCAGCCGCGAAACGGCCGACGCAATGCTGTCCGGTCAGGACTCATTCGCAATCGGCGGCGTCGAAGGCTTCAAGTACCGGGATCTCGACCACGGCGGTTGGCTGCAGCCCGCACCTGCGCCCGTCAACGCACGCACGCAACCGGCGCGGCTCGTCGCCGACGTCTACAAGCTCGGACTCTAGGAGACACGCATGGCACTGATTACCTGGGTCGTATTCGGCGCGATCGTCGGCGGCATCGCCAAGGCGCTGATGCCTGGCAAGATCACTGACGGCTGGATCCCGGCAATCGGGCTTGGAATCGCCGGCAGCGTCATCGGCGGCCTGCCGTTTGGTTCCGGCCCGGCCGGAATCGTCGGCAGCGTGCTGGGTGCTGTGCTCCTCGTCTACCTGCTCGAGCAGTGGAGGTCTAGCAATGTCTGACGCTCCCGCCCCTGCCCGCGACCGGCAACGCGACATCCGCATCATGGCCATCGCAGGCATCCTCGGCTGTGCTCTCGGCTGGTTTGCTGCCACGTCGCCCGCGTCGCCGATCAAGCCTGCCCCCGAGCGGCCAGTGCTGCGCTTTCTTGCGAAGCTCGCCCGCACTGGCCTGTGGGTAATGATGTTCGCCGAGCCGCCCCCCAAGGAATCGCAGCACTACATCGTGCACGCCCGCGTGGACGAGCACGGCAACCGGGTACTGAACCACGGACAAGGCTGGTGACTATGTGGCAGTGGCTGATGGCGCTACTTGTGTGGCTGTCCGCTGACCCGCACGCCGCGGATCGCGAAACACCTCGAGCAGCCGGGGCTGTGGCGGTCGCCTACGCCCAGTTCGCCACGGACGCGGCTCCGCAGCCTGCACCGACGCCCAAACCCAGCTGCTGCGAGGACTGCGGCGGCAAGGGCTCAATCGTCCACGGTGACGGCCACAGGACGCCCTGCCCATGCCCGCCTACTTGCCGCTGCAAGGCGGCCGGCGCGGCGCTCGCGCCTGATTCACCTGCTGCGCCTGCGGGCCGAGGTTGACGGTGAGCGCCGCGCCGGCTGGAACTGCTCTGGCCGGGCTACGCCGCACGATTCGCGAGCGGCTTGATGCCACGCCGCACGATGCCGCAGCGATTGACGAGTTTGTGAACGCCGCCGCTAGGTGCTGGCCTTCGCCATACATGACGATCCTGGCACGCCGGCAGCCAGAGTCGCAGGAGCGTGCAGTCGCCGCCGTGAAAGTCATTGTGGCGAAGACCCGCGAGGACGTCGAGGCTATGTGGGGCGCGCCAGAAACGCTCGTGGAGAAGTTTGACCGCCTCGGCATGAGCATCGTCGTGGAGCTTGCCAACCTATGGTTTGACTCAATGGACAACCGCGACGCCATCCGGCAGGCGTGCAGGGAAGCGCGGAACGCTTGACACGTTTTCCACACTGCCTCGCATGGGCGAGGTGCAGCTGAACCTCATCGACGACGAGACGCTGCCGCCGGCGAAAGCAAAGCGCCGGCGTGTGCCCGACCACCTATCGCCGTCGCTGCGAAAGTTTGTAACACGCCTAGCCCGCATCGGTGCCCGCCTCTCGTGGTGCGTCGAGCTGATCTACCACCCGTCCACGGGCGGACAGGGCGAACTGGTGGAACGCGCCAAGGCTGGCGACCACACTCTCGTGCTTGATACCGTCCGCGAGGTGGAGTACCAGTGCTCGCTGCTCGGCGACGACATTGAGGTATTCATGCGGCCCCCCCACCCCCTAGCTGCGGAACCGGGCAGCCTAGAGCGTGTTGACGCTATGGCTCGGCGTCAGGCGGCACGGCAGCACCTGTTTGACGGGTGACGTCAGGCCCGCCAAGGTCCAGCGGCGGGAGCGAATCAACGGACGTGCGTTCGGGTGGGCAGATGGCGGGATCGACGTAGTGCTCGAGCAGGCGCGGATTGCTGTGATCCAGTAGTGCAGACGCCGCAGCCCGCCCGCCTGGACCGGCCGCCATATAGGACGCTGCCGCACGACGCAGGCCGTGGAAGCCCCTGTAGGTGACGCCCGCCTTGGCGCACAGCAGCTTGAGGGATTGCCAGATGGAATCCCTGTGGACCCTGTCCCAATCCCATACAAGCTCGCCAGGAGCCCGCTGACGGGCGCGGAGCATTCTAGCTAGGTCTGGGGTGATCTCGCGCACGATGTCCCGCAAGCCCCCTTTGCGTGTGTCACCGAGGAACGTGACGCGGCAACCGTCTAGGTCGACTTCCGACCAGCGAAGCGAGAGCATCGCCGAGATCCGCTCGGCAGTGCAGTAGCCCGTGTAGATCAGCGTGGGCCACCACCAGGCGGCTGGCTGGCCCCCTACGGTGCCACGGCGCAGCCGCCCTGTCCGAATCATCTTGGCTACGTCCTCGGCCGTGTAGGCTCGCGGGATACGCTGTGCGACACGCATACGGGCCAAAGCTGGAAACTCTGCCGCCAGCCTCTTCCGGGCGGCGAAATTCCACAAAGCCACGCATTGCGTCCTGTCCTTGAGGACGCTGGCGGGCTTTGGAATCCGCCCGTTGTGCGGCGTCTTAGCACGCCACCGCAGGAACTTGCTCACGACCATGTCATCTAGGTCGGCAACGGTCGGCTCGCGTGTCGGGTCGCCAGAGTCAGCCCGCAGAAAGTCGCGGAAACGATCTAGGGTGCAGCCGTAGAGCTCAACGGTCCTGTCGGACAGGTTGTTGAGGACGGCGTATCGGTCCAGCAATTCTCTCAGTGTCATTGTCGCACCTCACCAAGCGGTGCGTCCGTGCGATCAGCCACCAGATGCCCAATGCTCTGGTGGTTCCTTGCCAGACCTTCGCTCAGTGGTGGGCAGTATACACGCGTCCACCAGTTCACATCCGGCAACAGGTGGACAGTCGCCCCACTTCCATGCCCTCCGCTGATACTTGGCTCGGCTGACTGCATCCTACGCGGGGCGCTAGGGCAGGTTCCAGCTTTTGGTAGACGGGGCCGCCGATTTGACTGCGGTTCCGCAGCCGGTACCATTGGGGCATGATCGTGGCACTGAGAAACGACAGCGGTCGCCGGATGATTTCCTGCCGTCAGGCAGCGGAAGCCTACGGCTGCACCATGTCCTACATCCGCAGGTTGGCCCGCTCTGGCCGGCTCGACGCTGAGGAGGTTGGCGGCAGCTACGTCTTTGACGAGGGTCAGGTGAAGCGCCTGGCGGCCCAAGCGTCAAAGGGCGAGGGCCGCCAAAAGAAGCGGGCCGAAGGCTTCAAGGCAGGCTGACCCCGCTTTTCTCCGGGGGAAACCGCATCTAAAAAAATCTTTTCAAGAGCCCTTGCCAATGGTTCCGATATCGGTATCATTGGGGCATGCGAGCGAATGAGACTCGCGGACGACGAACCGGAGACGAAACGATGAAAACGACTGCCGAAAAGGTTGCTGAGTTCAATGCCGCCAATTGCAGCAACGCCGAGCTGATTTCAATGTTCAACCTGGCGAAGTTTGAGTCCGGCGCGCTGGTGGTTGGAGACCGAGTGTTCGGACTACTGCTGCCAAAGGTGTCAGGCGAGCTTCGCAATCGAGGATTGCTGGCTTGAGAAAGCGTTGGCCAGCCAACAATCGTGCCGGCTGGAAAGCCTAAGCAAACCAAGGGACCCGACCATGAACGTCACCATCAACAACCTGACCAACGCCAAGCGGCTCGCCTGCACGGTCGGCCCGAAGCAGGCGTGGTGCATTCAGTATGAGCGAGGCCAGCACTTCATCGTCTCGGACATCTACGGGCAGCTTGGCTCTGGCAGGAGGTTCCATGTCACGGATGGCGATGCCATTGAGCTGGCACGCAAGGCTGGCGTGCAGTGCGACGATGACGGCTTGATTGCTTGACGCCAACGCCACGATGCAAGGATGCGACCGATGACGTTTGGATCACTGTTCGCCGGGATCGGCGGCTTCGACTTGGGCCTAGAGCGTGCTGGCATGGAGTGCCGCTGGCAGGTCGAGATTGACCCATATGCCAGCCGCGTGTTGGAAAAGCATTGGCCTGGCGTTCAGCGGTGGGCTGACGTCCGCACGTTCCCGGTTGGAGATGCCGCCGAGTGGCACGTTGACCTGATATGTGCTGGCGTGCCGTGCCAGCCGGTGAGCCACGCAGGCAAGCAGAAAGGCGCGAGCGATGAGCGATGGATGTGGGGCGAAGCCCTCCGGGTTGTTGCGGATCTCGGCCCAAGGTTCTTTGTGGCTGAGAATCCCATCGGCCTTCTCAACCATGACGGAGGCCGCACGTTCCACGGAATCCTGCGGGCGCTTGCCTCGGTCGGGTATGTATGCGAATGGCACGTTATTGCCGCTGCCGACGTTGGTGCCCCGCACCGGCGCGAAAGGGTCTGGCTTGTGGCCTACGCCGACAGTGTTTCATGCCATCAGGGGGAATCACGACGAGCCACTGAAGGCTTACGAGCAGCGGGTGCAGGATCACAAGGACGGCAAGACCAAGGGCAAGCCTGGCCCGTCCCTGGGGATTGCTGTGCGGATGTGGCCGACGCCAACTGCAGGAGACGCAAACGGCAGCGGCTCAAGAAACACGGCGACCAGCAAAGCCCATCCGGGGATATCGCTGACGGATGCAGTTCTTGGGGACGGCGGGCGAGGCCGGATGGATGCAGGCAACAGTGGGAGACTGAACCCGCAGTGGGTCGAGTGGCTCATGGGCTTCCCAGTCGGGTGGACCGACTGCGATGCCTCGGAAACGCCGTCGTGCCACAGGTCGCAGAAGTCATCGGACGAGCCATCATCCAAGCCGAAAGCCAGGTGACCACATGAAACGCCACATTGACGCCATCATCCGCTCACTGCTTCTCGTCCGCCTCGGCCAAGAGCTTGGCACCGACTCCGAGCTTGCTCGAGCCGTGGCCCAGTGCATCGACGCCGCTGTTTCTGCGGCTGGCCGATTTCTTGGTTGACAAATGGTTCCGATTCCGCAACACTCCGCACCCGAAACAAATGGTTCCGACTACGCAACTGGTGAACACAACAACCACTCCCGCAACCTGCGTTTCGCCGCAGGAAAACAGCATCAAAAATCCTTTTTGCGACGCTTGACCATCACCTGTACGGGCGTATAGTTGCGCCCTACCACTAACGGAGATCACCCGCATGGACGCACACAGATCGGAATACCTCGCAGCCGTCGAGGGAATGGCCGAGCACACGATGCCGTCCGCGATGCAGCGGACCTACGCCGAGGGCGACTACGTGTCAGGCACGACTTGCGGCAAGCCGTGGAGCGGTCGCATTGAGTGGTTCGCAGACGAGGGCCGCCGGGCGTGCATCAACGTCGGCGGCGCGTGGCAAATGGTGCCGGTCAAGGACATCACGTTTTGAGGAGAGGACCGCCTGCCGTCGGAGACGGCTGGCGGAAGGAGTGGTGCGGAGCACCAGTAGCACGGACGCAACAGCACCGGCCTAGCAGGACGCGAAAGCCGGATTTCATCAACGGACGGAAACGCAGAAAGGACGCGGACATGACGGTACAGATCAGAAAGGCGAAGCGCTCGGCAACAAAGCTGCGGCTGCTTCTCACGGGACCGAGCGGCAGCGGAAAGACCTGGGGAGCCCTGCAAATCGCCAAGGGGCTCGGCGGCAAGACTGTGGTCATCGACACGGAGGAAGGCAGTAGCGATCTCTACGACACGCTGCACGACTTCGACGTCATCGATCTCAAGCCGCCCTTCACGCCAGAGCGGTACATCGAGGCGATCACTGGGGCCGAGGACGCTGGCTACGACGTCATCGTCGTCGACAGCGTCACGCACTGCTGGAGTGGCCCTGGCGGATGCTTGGAGTTGCTGGAAGAGATCGCGAAGGCTCAGTTCCGCGGCAACACGTGGTCGGCGTTCTCGGTCATCACGCCTCGGTGGCGGGCATTTGTCGACAAGCTGTTGCGGTCGCCCGCCCACATCATCTGCTCGGGCCGGTCAAAGACCGAGACAGCCCAGGTGGACGACCACGGCAAGAAGAAGGTCGCCAAGCTCGGCATGAAGCTCGAGGCCCGCGACGGCCTGGAGTTTGAATTCACGTGCGTGCTCGACCTCATTCACGACGGGCACTACGCGACGGTGAGCAAGGACCGCACGGGCCTGTTCGCCGGCGATCCCAAGCCCATCACGCCAGAGACCGGCAAGCGTATCGCAGAGTGGCTGGCCGGCGGCAAGCCCGTCGAGGACCAGGCGGTGATCGACGGTGCTCGCAAGGCGATCAGCGACGCAGCCAGCGTCGAGACGCTCGACAGATTGAACCAGCGTATAGCCCAGCGGTTGACCGAGGGGCGAATCTCGCAGGCGACGGCTGAATCGCTGGCGGCAGCGATCGCGGACAAGAGGAACGGACTCACTCTCTAGTTGAAAGGACGCAGGCTCATGGACTGGGACATGAACATCGACGAGGACTTCCCGCAGGACGTCCACAAGCAGATGCCCGAGGAGCGTGAGATCGTGCCGGTCGGAACGCATCTGGCGACGATCAAGCGTGCCGAGGAAGGCCCGAATCAGTGGAAGACGAGCGACACGAATCCCGACGGCATCTGCCTCAAGGTGCGGCTCGCCATCGGCAACCACAAGTTCATCTTCCACGACCTGCCCAAGCACGTGCCGTGGCTGGCGAAGCAGCTCGCAGACGCTCTCGGCATCCAGCCGCAGGGCAACACGCTGCGTCTCGTGCCGGCTGACATTGAGGGGCGCGAGGTCCGCGTCGAGGTCGAGCACTACACGAGCAAGGCGGGCCGCGTGTCGGCGGTCGTGAAGCGGTACTTGCCGGCTGCCTCCGCATCGTCGGTGCCGCCGAAGACGAAGCCACAGCCTCGCGTTCGCGAGGAGCTGAAGGTGGCTGGCTCCGATGACATCCCTTTTTGAAAGGCGAGATAGGTAGGTGCCAGATGCGTGACGAGCCCGTGAACATCGACGCCAGCGTGATCGCCGAGTACCTCGAGCGGCATGCCAGGCCCAACATGGCGGCGTTTATTCGCGTACTCGACTCACGTTCACGCGATGCGTACCTCCGCGAGGAAGCGCTGAAGGACAAGATCGACGCCCTGTCCGCGAGGTTGCACCAGTACGAGCCGCCGCCGCAGCGGCAGCCTGACGTCGTCTGGACAGGAGACTGACATACCGCCGGCACGCCATTGCCTGCAGCGGCTTGAACGAGCCGCATTGGCCGCCAGTTCAGCACTAAAGAGGCGACGTATCAGTGCAGTTGCAGCCTGACTCCACGGGTGATGCGACCGCGCCCGGCGTAACCGGGCAAACACACGAAAGGATTCGTCATGGCAAAACGCCCCCGCCCCGTCCGCGACCTAGACGACGCAATGACCTGGCTGTCGTACTGGTCGCGTTTCACTAGCGGCGAGATGAGCCGAAACATGGCAGGCATCCTCAACGTGCTCGTCCAGATGGATCTGGAAATGTCCGAGCTACGCGAGCGATGCACGTCGCTGGCGCAGCGCAACGAGCGGCTAGAGGCCGCACGCGAGAAAGGAGGCGAGGGGCTGTGAGCGATTACTATCTCGACGTCGTGAGCAGGCTGGCGGATCTGCCGCTTTTTGCAGCCGCACGAAAAACCGACCCCCCCACCTCCCATGCGGCGGCACGTGAAGCAGCTTCATTTCGTGGCGAGCACCACACGGCGATCCTCGAGGCGCTGGCGCACGGCCCGGCAGGAGCCAGTGGCATCGCGGCGCGGTGCGGGCTGCTGGCGCATCAGGTCAACAAGCGGATCAACGAGCTTGCCAAGGCTGGCAGGATCGTGGCCACGGGCCGCGTCGTGGAGAGCGCGAGCGGACGGGGCGAGAGGGAATGGAGGGTGGCGTGATGGGCTGCGACATATTCTGCTGCCGCGCGTGCGGCAGAGACACTCGCAACAAATCGCTTCTGTGCAGCCAGTGTCTGTGGCGCGGACCTTCGTATGTGACTCGCAACGGAGAGCAAAAAGGCAGGTCAATGCGCTACATGAAGGCTAACGACGACCGCGAGCCCGACGAAGAGACAAGCGACAGCAGATACCACGGAGACAACTACGAATGAGTCACAGGGAAACAGCACAGATGGTCTTGGCTGCGCTGCACGCGATCAAAGCGACCGACAGCACGCCCGCAGAATCGCTTTGGATGACGATGCAAGAGTCGACGTGGTTTGAAGACGCAGAGCATCGGCTTTTTGACTCAATGCCGCAGCCAGACTCGTCGTTTCTATCAAAGGACGACGAGCCAATTCACCCAATGCAGATCAAAGACAAGTGCCGGCAATTGCTGGGCGCGAGCGGATACAGAGAAACAGGATGGCCGGCGCTCGCGCTGTTTGACCATCTACTTGTCACGTTTGGCACGGGCCGCGATTGGATGATGCCCAGCGGCCGTTTGAACGTACCTGACATCGAGCCAGGGTGCGGTCTGCTGCCGTGTCTCTACGTCTCGCAGGCAGCAGTGTGCGCGGCCAACTACCTGCACGCCATTGAGGAACGCCAAGTCGAGGTCGCGGCGCGTTGGCTGTGCAAGCTGACGTACTTGATGACCGTGATGTTCATGGGTTGCCCACGCCCATCGCTGCGTGAAGAAGACCAGCCGCCGGCAGAGGCTTTGTCTTGACGCACGCTGTCTAGTGCACGAAGGCACCATAAACACGCAAGGAGGGCGACATGCCACAGGTATACGAAGACATCATCGTTGACGCCGAGTTCGCCGCACTGATCCCGCCGCTGTCGGCCGAAGAGCGGCAACAACTCGAAGAGAACATCGTCGAGCACGGCGGCGCTCGCGACCCGCTGGTGGTGTGGGTTCATGAGACGTGGACGCCTGAAGGCTGCACGGAGCCATTGAATTACGACGACGGTGTAACGGAACCGCTAGGTGATGGCAGCGGTGGAAGTTACACCGTCTGGGACGGCGACGATGGTGACACTTACTTCAAAGAAGATTGGCCGTGCACGCTACTCGACGGCCACAACCGCTACGACATCTGCACGCGGCTGGAATTGCCATTCGACATCGAGGAAATGCGGTTCACCGACCGCAGCCACGCCGAAGAGTGGATCATTCGCAACCAGTTCGGTAGGCGAAACATCGCGGCGTATGTTCGCACGCAATTGGCCTTGCGACTGAAGGAAACGATTGCCAAGAGGGCAAACCAGAACCAGCGAGGTGGTCGCGGCGGCTCTTTGCTTTCGGCGAAATCTCCGGAAGCAAGGATCGACACGCGAGAGAAAATCGCAAAGACGGCTGGGGTTTCCAGCAACACGGTTTCAAAAGTCGAGAAGATCAACGCAGCTGAGAAGGCCGGCAAGGTTGACGCCGAGACGGTCGCCAAGCTGCGAACAGGAGAGGTCTCAATCAACCGCGTTGTGCGTGACCTGAAGGAACAGGAAACGGCCGCGAAGCGGCAGGAACAGAAGGCCGCAGCGGTTGCAAAGCGGCAGTCGGTTGACGGCCTGTACCTCGGCGACTTCCGCAAGATCGGCGACAAGATTCCCGACGCCTCGGTTGATCTGATTTTCACCGACCCGCCATACGACCGAAAGGCGATTGAGCTGTACGACGGCCTTGGTGAGTTTGCAGCAAGAGTGCTTCGGCCAGGCGGAAGCCTGATTGCTTACATCGGCCAGATTCAACTTCCTGATGCTGTCTCCGACTTGTCAAAGCATCTCCGCTACTGGTGGACGTGCTCATGCTACCACAGCGGGCCGTCGCTCCTTCGGATGAACGAGTACGGCATCGTAAACGGCTGGAAGCCGATGTTGTGGTTCGTCAAGGAGACTCGTGGCGACAAGACAACTTTCGTCAACGACGTTGCGACCGGAAGCCGGGAGAAGTCGCACCACGAATGGCAGCAGTCCGAGGAAGAGGCTCGCTATTTCATTGAGCTTCTAACCGAAAATGACGGGTTCGTAGTGGATCCGTTTTGCGGTGGCGGCACGACGCCTGTTGCGTGCATTGGCCTTAGCCGTAAGTGGGCCGCGTTTGAAATTGACGAGGCGAATCTTGCGCGCGCTAGCGAGCGAATTACGGAGGCGCAAGATGCGAAAAACAACTAGCCAGACAACTACGGCTTGGCGCGGCTATGGAGACGAAACCGCTATAGGCAGGTGGATTAGGAACAATCAGCGACTGCCTTCTCGGTCTAACGATAGCGCTTTCTCGGTCACGAATACTGACCTGACGATTCACGCTTATATGCAGTGCATCGACGGCAATGGCACTCGCGCAGTTCAATCTGTAATTCGCGTTGAGTTCAAATCTCACGCTAAGACTCCAGAGTCGTGGCAACTCGACACGTTGTTTAAAGAGCACTGTGGAATCAATCGAAGTCCACGCGGCTATAAGGTCAAAGGCGCGTGCGTCGTTAATCATGGCATCTACATGTGCGTATGCAGCGGCACTACGCCGGATGACAGCCAGTGGATTAGCTGGGGTCGATTCAACGGTGATGGCTCTGCGGCGTGGCAACCAATCACCGTGTTTCAGCTGAACGAGATTCTGCGATTCGACCTGCACCCAAAAACATTGAAGCGTGAGTGGCTGCGTCGTCATCACAAGACATCAACCGTCATGAAGGTTGTGACAACGCCGCTCGGCTTTGACGTTGAGCGAGAGCTAGTCAGCCGAAGCTAGGAGGCCACGGATGGCCGGTGAATGGATTCCCGTTGACTGCAACCTCGGCACGAAGCCCGAGGTGCTCGAGGTGGCCGCGGCGACTCACGAGCCTATTGAGGTCGTGGTCGGCCGGATGGTCCGCCTGTGGTCGTGGG